TGACCCTTACATGGGGTCAGGTTCAACAGGCAAAGCCGCAGTGCAGGAGGGATTCAGCTTCGTAGGCTGCGAACTAGACAAGGACTACTTCGACATTGCAACAGCACGTGTCACCAACGAAAAAAATCGATAGCTATGAAGATGAAAGAACTACTCGAAGAACTAAAAAAACTAAACGAAAAACTATGATGAACCTAATACACGGAGATTGCATTGAGGAAATGGCAAAGATGGGCGCAAACAGCGTTGATCTCACTGTCACTTCACCGCCATACGACAACCTCAGAACATACGATGGTTCACTGCAATGGAGCGAGGACATATGGAAGCAGGTGCTTGAAGGGCTGTATCGAGTGACTAAAGAAGGTGGCGTAGTCGTATGGGTAGTCGGAGACGCTACGATTAAGGGTAGTGAGACGGGGACAAGCTTTAAGCAAGCTTTGTATGCTATGGAGTGCGGGTTTAATTTGCACGATACCATGATATGGAATAAATCAAATCCAGTGCCAGGCGACGGGAAGCATAGGTATCATGCGGCATTTGAGTATATGCTTGTGCTTTCCGTTGGATCACCTGCATCGAGGAATCTGTTGAGAGATATTCCCAATGCCAGTTTCGGCAAGAACTGGCAGCCTTCAGGCGACCGAAGGACTAAAGACAACCTGAGTCGTCCAAAAGGAACGACGTGGGAGTGCCCAGAATATGGGTTTAGGACGAACGTGTGGAAGTCTCCAAACGCAAGCGGAGCCAGATCCCTACACCCAGCAGTATTCCCAGAAGCTATTGCGCATGACCACATCATCTCATGGAGCAACGAGGGCGACACAGTATTCGATCCGTTCCTCGGCAGCGGAACTACTGGACTAGCGGCGAAGCAACTCAACCGCAACTTCATCGGCATTGAGAAGGTTGAGAAATACTACGACATAGCGCAGGAGCGACTAGGCAACATTCAACCAACACTAATATAATATTATGTCATCACCAACGAAAAGAATCGATAGCTATGAAGAGGAAAGAACTACTCGAAGAAATAAAAAAACTAAACGAAAAACTACTATGCGAAATACAGGAAACACGGCAGGAAACTATGGAACTCGATCTATCAGCATCGTTGAGCAAGCGAGAGCTACAGCGACTAAAGACTTCAAGCTCGAAAAGGTTATCGAATGGATCCGAAGCGGAAGCGGACGATTCGCCAAAAACATAACAGCAGTAAGAGAGGCGACCGAGAAGGGAGATCTGGACCGAGCCTCCGAGCTTAAGCGGAACCTCCCTGCGGTAATGTTTAGCGGACAGTTCGCCAGGAGATCGAGTAAGGATATAACGACTCACTCTGGACTTATCTGTATGGATGTCGATAAGATCGACGCTCCTGCGAAAAAGGTCGATGAAATGCGTTTCGATCCTCACATCGTCGCAGCCTTCGTCTCTCCCTCTGGCAACGGACTAAAAGCTATATTCGCTATCCCTGGCGACGTCGAGAAGCATCGCGACGCATTCGAGGCAGCTAAACGCTACCTTTCGACCTACGGACTAGAAGCGGACGAGAGCGGGAAGGACGTAAGCAGGCTCTGCTTCCTCAGTCACGATGCCGAGCTACATTACGCTCCCGACGCAGTAGAGCTACCTGTGCATATCGAGGAGCAGTTTATTGCTCAGAAGGTTTCTAATGCTGCTACAGGCGATCGAATCGGCGATCGATACGCTGCGGCTCCTAATGTTCGCGAGCGATCTGTAGCTATCCTGCAGCGTCTAGGATGGCAGATCCAGCGAGGCGACAGTCAGCGCACATACTGCACTCGACCTGGTAAGCAGGGAGGCATATCGGGAGAGCTGCGCAGCGACGGATCGTTCTTCTGCTATACGGACAGCGCATCTCCTCTCGAGCCTCTGCAGAACTACTCTCCCTTCGCGCTCTACACGGCTGCAGAGCATCGAGGAGACTTTAAGGCAGCAGCTCTAGCATTAGCAGAGGAGTTCGGCGATAACGAGCCTCCAGTAGACGGACGCGACTTCTACAATAAGACAGGAGCCGTCGAATCCCAGGAGGCAGAGATCGAAGATCGTAAGGCAGCAGCTATCGGATCTATGCCTACCTGGACATCCGCTAACGAGATCCCAGAAGATCTTAACAAGCTGATCATGCAGCGATATCCTGTTCTCATCGAGGGACTGCTGCACAGAGGGACCAAGATGGTCCTGGGAGGAGGATCTAAATCCTACAAGACCTGGACGCTACTTAATCTGGCAGCATCTGTAGCGAGCGGCACAGACTGGTTCGGACATAAGGTCGTAAATACAGGACTCGATGTTATATTCCTTAACTTCGAGGTCCCTCATGAGTTCTTCCTAGATCGCGTTCGGGGCGTCTGTAAGGCGATGGATGTAGAACCTCCTGCGAATCTAAAGGTCTGGTCTCTTCGAGGCGTCTGCAATGATCTTAACCTTATCCTGGCAACGCTCCAGGAGCGGCTAAGTAATGGCTGCGCTCTCCTCTGCATCGATCCTATCTACAAGGCTATCGGAGATCGAGACGAGAACAGTGCAGGAGATATGGGTCTCCTAATGAATGAGATAGAGGCGATCGTCGAGAAGACTGGAGCAGCCGTAGCATTCGGAGCGCACTACTCGAAAGGGAACCAGGCAGAGAAGGATCCTCTCGATCGTATAAGCGGCTCTGGCGTATTCGCTCGAGATCCAGATACGATCATGGGACTAACAGCGCACGAAGAGGATAGCTGCTACACAGTCCACTCTGCGCTTCGAAACTTCCCAGGAAAAGAGCCATTCGTCGTCGAGTGGAACTTCCCTCTATTCAGCCTCCGAGACGATCTCGACGCTGGAAAGCTTAAGCGACCAGGGCAGAAAATCAGCGCGGGAAAAATCCTCGCAGAGATTGATCATACGGGAGCCGATCCGAAGGACTTCGTCCCTGCGATGGCGTCGAAGTTCGATATAAGCGACCGAACCGTCTATCGGATCCTAAAAACTCTAAGCGACCAGTCTAAGATACATAAGACTGCTGGGAGCTACTTCATCACTCATAAATCATAGGAAAAATATGACTAAAATAAATAGAGAACTACTCGAAGAACTAGATCCAGATCTATTACTTATGGACGGATTCGACGACTGCATAGCAGGAATAGTAGAGCGATACGGAGAAGAGGATATCATCTGCTACGACAGGGATGCGGTCTGGGATAAGCTCGGTAAAATGGGGATGAGCTGAGAAGACGCAGTGGAGTTCTACTGCTTTAACCAGCTCGGAGCCTACATGGGCGAGCGGACGCCATGCTTCGTATACCAGCCATAAACTGCGATCAGCTATATTTTATATACATATCAAAACAGCTAACTGATATATCAAACGCAACTATCATGAAACTAACACTAGAAATACATACTACTAAAACCATAATCGAGACAGACTACACTCCAGCTTTAATGGAGACAGTCGAACATCTGTATCGACTCTGCATCTGCGCTGGTTTCAGTCCGAAAGGAACAGCCGAAGCCTTTCTCGATCATGCAGAGGAGATTATCGAAGCTGAAAATCCCGAATGAAGTAGCTATAATAAATTCAAGTCAGAAAAAGCTGACATCGAGCCTCCAGGTCCAGGAGGCTTTTTTGTGTCCTGTAAAATAAAGTGAAAAAAAAGTGAAATAACTATTGACTTAACTATTCGTCTCTGCATTCTTTAGATCATGAACAACGCAATCAGCTATATCCTCTCAAATGAAACAATCATGACTTTCCTCAAGTCCGAAGCTCGCGAGCAAGTAGCAAGCGACATTCGCGCAAAGACAGGAAGCGGCACAACTGCAAAAGGCGTCGAAGTTCTCTTGATGAACGGCAACGACAAAAGCATCGCAGCTCGCTTCGATTCTTATCTTGCAGCAGGAGTCGCTGCTTGTGTGAAGCTTAGAATTGAAAGCTCGAAATAATCTCACAAGCTCCCAGCTAACCCTGGGAGCTTTTTTGTGCCTATAAAAAAAGGTGAAAAAAAAGTGAAATAACTATTGACTCCCTCTATTCGCTAGTCTTTATTCCTGTCTATCGGAGCGATTAACGCGACGAACTAAACACTACAAAACACGCACATTATGAAAATCACAAACGCCATCAAAAAATTAGAAAAAGCAGGATTCGAAGTTATCAACGACGGATCTCGTTTCTCTGCTAGTCGCAAAAACGATATCATCGAATTTATACAAAACGGCGGAGGCTCAGATCAAGCAATCTGCATTCGCATTATGAGCGCAAATGATCACGACGACATGATGACGGATTACTGTGCAGGAACTTTCTGCGACAACATTAGCCAAGCGATTCGCATCGCAGGTTAATTTCTCACATAATCTGCATGACACAAGCTCTCAGCTAACCCTGGGAGCTTTTTTGTGCCTGGAGCGACTGAGTAGACTCGAGCAGATCTGCAGGCTCTCCTGGGGCATCCTGGAGGCTGCTATTGACAGGTTTTGACAGACTTTGACACCTGTCAAAAGCGAAAAGGGGGGATCCATGCTTTGACAGGCTCTGTCAATTTTTAATTCCCAGATGATTAGAGACTTAGGAGATTATTGACACGACTTTTGACATGGCTGTCATTTTTGCCGACACCTATATAGTAATGTCACTATATATTAATAGAACGCATACGAGACATCGCCCCGCAAGGGGGCGGCTGTCTCTCCGCGTTCTGCTGTCGATGTCGTAGCTCTCTATGATTTGACTTTGAACACAAGATAATCGATACTGCGAGGATGAATGAAACCTACGAACTTACAGCACTCCGATCTATTCGGGAGATCAGCATCGCTATCCGCGATCTAGAGAATCAATCGTCCGCGACTTCTAAGCGATATAAGAAAGGGATTAAGATCCTGCAGGCAGAGGTAGATGCTATCGAGGCGTCTCTCGATGACGGAGGAACTCTACCAGGCACAGAACCCTGGAACATCCAGAGCCAGCAGATAAAGCTACTTATCGCGGATCCTAGCCTATCGAACATCGAGGAGGATAACTCGATCTGATATGAGGACAGTAAGGATAATCGAGGGGGTAGACTATCCAGGGGATAAGCCAGAGGCGTCTGCGCTTCATCACTCCCTAGCCTGCGAGATAGCCGCCAGGATACAGCAGCTCGACTCGATTATCCCTGGCGAAGGCTGTTCTCCTGCTGGGATGCGGCTGGTCCACAGACTCTCGAGCATAGCCAGGAGATCTCCCAGAGCTTATCGACTGCTGCTGGATATGCTAACATCCCAGGAGAGCTTCTCGCTTTCGTTCGACGAGCTAGCATCGAGGCACAACCACTCGAGGCAGTCATGGCTTCAGAACGCACAGGCAGACGTAGAGATCGTCTCAGAGGTCTGGGCGGAGGTCGGAGCAGTCATGTCTGAGCTGATAAAGCGCAGATCGATCGATGATTAGCCCCCCATGCTTTGGGTCCTCCCATGAAAAAATCCTCTGCAAGTCGCGAGCGTTACTCAGCGTTTTTATGAGATTCTGTCTCAAAGGCTAACTGAGTAAAATGAACAAACCAATCGCAAAAACCTGGAAGCAGGTCGCAGAGGCTATCGGAGTCACTCAGCAGACGCTCTCGAAGTGGAGACGCGACTCGGATAACTGTCCGCAGACGAAGGACTTGGAAGCCTGGGAACTCTGGTCCGCAGAGCGAGCGATGTCGCAGGAGAGAGGAGCGGGAAGGATCGCGGTAGGCGGTCGAGAATATACTGCAGCAGATATCGCAGATCTAAAGGCGAAGCTTATCGCTGCGCAGGAGCGTCGGGAAAATGCGATGGCGCAGATTCGAGAACTAGAACTAGCGCAGAAGCGCGATAACTTAATCCCAGAGTCCGAGGCGACGGAGACTCTGATCAAACTCCTTACTCCATTACGACGGCTGCTCGATGCTCTGCCTCGCCAGGTCGCGTCACAGGCTAACCCTGCTAACCCTAACATCGCGGAGCTTGCCATCCGCAACGGACTTGACGATCGCGTCTTTAGTGAGATAGAAAAACTTTTCCTCGGTAGGTAGTCTAGCTATTAAGACGCTAGTCGGTTTAGTCGTGTTTACCGTTTGTCCACCTGCTGAGGATTTAATTTATAAAGATCATGTCTGGTAATTTAAAAATCAATTCGAAAGGATTTGATCAAATGATTAGAACGCTTAAGCGCAAGACGGGAGCGAGCTTCTCGGATGTCGTAAAAGGTTCGGCTGGATCTATCCTGGAAGGAGCCGCTCGATTCACTTATAAGTCTAAGGCGAAGATCATATCCGAAGCCGTAAAAGAATCTCTCTCGACTAAATTCGTATCGTCTAGAGGAGATAAGATTCGTAAGGCTAAGGACGGATCTGTTATCTTTAAAGAGAACGGATCAGCCGCAGGACGCTGGATCCGAGTTCGAAGATCCTACAAGCTAAACGCAGTAGGACCGAAGAATCCCGCAGGGCGTTTCCTAGGCGACGACACGCAGACCAGAATTAACAAGGCTCTCGGAGAGCTTCGTAAACTGCAGGCTAAGATAATCAAATTAAAGAAGAGCAGAATCGCCTCGTCTCAAAAGAGCTTCCTGGTAATAATGTCCAAGCTAAGGATCCCTGTTAAGAATACCAGGGGACTAGGGACAGCGATGAAATCTAAGATGACGATTAAGCATGAGGCATCCGTATCTGGAAAGCTGTTAAAAGATAAGAAGCAGTCGGTGATCGTTATTAAGAGCAGATCACAGTCCGCGCTTAACCCTAAGTCTGGAGGGATTAACGCATTCGCTCGAGCTTTTAACGGACAGACTAAAGCCTTCGCTACGGCGGCATCTAAAGATCTAGAAGGATATGTAAAAAAATTCGCGGCACGCAATGGGTTCACTGTTAAAAAATGAAATAGGAAAGCTCTTTTCTCCCAGGAGACTGCAGCCTCCCGTAGACTGGGCGTTCGATAACTGCGTTTTACGCGACAACGTCTCCGAGCTTCCAGGATCTCTTAAGGTTTTCCCTTATGCGCAGGAGCCGCTAAACGCTTTAATAGATCCGACGATCAGTAAGATAACTCTCTGCTGGGGATCGCAGTCGAGCAAGACGACGACGATGTATGCAGGGATCGGCTACCTGCTCTCTGAGTTCCCGAAGGACACGCTCTGGATTATGCCTAGCGCAGAGAACGCTCGCAACTTTTCTAAGGGACGATGGCTACCCTTTATCGACGACTGTAAGCCGCTAAAGGATCAATGTCCTTTGAGCGCAGCTACGGGTCGAGTCGATAGCGACAAGATAACAAACATGAGGCAGGAGTTTCTGTCATGCACTCTAACCTTCGCGGGAGCAGGGTCCGAGAATAATGTAAAGTCTGCACCTGTCGCTTACCTGGTTCTGGACGAGATCGACGAGATCGATCCAGACATTCGCCTGGCTGCTCTCGAGCGGATCAAAGGACGGCGAGAATATAAGATCATTCAGACATCGACTCCGAAGGAAGAGACAGGAGGGATCTGGGAGGAGTATCTCTACGGCGACCAGCGCACTTACTTTATGCCGTGTCCTCATTGCAAAGAGTCTATCGAGTTTACCTGGAGACAGAAAGACAAGCGAGGCGACAGTCGTTACTCGATTAAGTTCGCAGAGGAGGCTAAACTAGAGGACGGGACATACGACTACGATATGGTCGCATCGACTGCAGCTTATCTCTGCCCATGCTGCGACGGAGAGATCCTGGACGCTCATAAACCGACAATGGTTAAGAACGGAGAATGGCGATCGAAAAATCCGAATGCTCCCGCTAATCACAGGAGCTACCATCTAAACTCTCTCTACGCTCCTGCGATGACATTCGCTACTCTAATGATTAACTGGCTCCAGGTCAGCTCCTCGATGCATGGATTAAAGAAGTTCGTCCAGGGTAACCTGGCTGAACCCTGGAAGGACGACTGGGCGAACCAGGAGCAGGCAGACGCGAACGAACTCGAACTCGACTATCAGCGAGGAGATCTTCGCGGAGAGTATCGCGTAATGGGAGTCGATACGCAGACAGACTCTTTCTGGTATGTGGTCCGAGGATTCGATCGCGACGGGATCAGTTATCTGATCGACTGCGGACAGGTCGCCTCATTCTCTGAGCTGGACATCACTTATGATATGCACAAATGCCACGCAGCTATAATCGACTGCGCAGGCGACAGAACGTCCGAGATCTACGAGGAAGTATTTAAACGTCGCTCTAAATGGTTCGGCTCTCGAGGCTGGAAGAATCTCCAGGGCGATCAGCCTTATCGTCTACAGATGAAGGATCCTTTCACGGGAGACACGAAAGGACGAGGAGGTCGATCGAAGATCCGCTACCTTCACGTTAATAAAAGCATCTACGAGGAGGAGCTTTCTCGACTGCGCTCGAGACAGCTCTCTGGCTTCCATACTTTCACGGAGACTCCGCAGGTATACTACGACCAGCTCTTCTCTACTTACTGGACCAGGGAGACAGACAGGAGCGGACATATCAAAGTCGTAAAGAAGCTTAAGCGCAGCAAGGGCGACCACTTATGGGACTGCGAGATCCTGGTTCGCGCTCTCTCTAAGTTTATCGGGATCGCTCGAATCGATCGAGGCAGTATGCCTACGATGCTAGACGAGCCAGCACCGAAGAAGAAGCGAGACGCATCGACTCGAAACAGGAGCGCGACTGGTTTCTGGTAGCGAAAATAGGCTCTAAAAAAAAGTTAATAAAAAGTGAAAAAAGGTATTGACTCTCTCTATTCCGTAGTTCTTTATCTGTCATATCGGAGCGACAAACGCTTCGAATCTAACCTAAAAAAACTACACGACATGACTACTACAAAATCTACAATCGACAGCGACTACAAGCTCCTCACTTATTCTAACGGCGTTGAATACATCGTATATAATTCTGCCTCCTGGCTCGTCGGTGCAGACGATGAGATAGGTAACTCGCTTAAGAAAAAATACTTCCTAAAGAAAGCTACGCTCGAGCAACGCATCAAACAATGGTTCGAAAAACAGCGTTACGTCTCGACTCTAGGTCGCTCCTGCGGGAACGTAAAAAGCATAGCCGTTAAGCTCGGAGTAACTACTAACAAAATTTATTCTGTTCTGCGTAACTCAGACTGGTGCGATGCTAAGGAAAGCTATACATCTACTCGATATAACGACTGCAAAAGCTACTTCGTCTATCGCTACAACGGATAATAAATTCTCTTACGGGGCAGAGCATCCTACACTCTAACTTTAATCTTCAAAACTACACGACTCGAAGTTCGCATTCTTTAAGAGACCTACGGTCTCTAAGTAGTAAACGTGTTAGTGTTAGATAGGTTAAGCCTGCTCGGAGTCGTGTCTGAGCAGGCTTTTCGCGTCTAAAAAAAAGTGAAGAAATAGTGAAATTAGCTATTGACGCTATCAGATCTGTCGTTCTTACTCTGTCATATCGGAGCGACAAACGCTTCGAATCTAACCTAAAAAAAACTACACGACATGAAAACTACTACTACAAAATCAGAAAACTGGACTTCAGAAACAATCACTTTTAAAAGCAGCAAGACATCGATCGAGATGCTCGGCTATAAGTTCTCGATCGAGAAAGACGTAGAGGAAAGCAGCGACGAGCTAGGCTTTGAATGCTGGGACATCATCGAAAGCGGAAGCGTCGCTTTTAGCGTCTCGAAATGGGACGACGATAAAGAATACATGGCGATCTGCGGAGACATCGTAAGAGAAGCTCCTACAGTCGCAGAAGCTGCTGCGAAAATGATTACGAACATCTACTAGGAAAAAAACTCGAAGCCTCCCTGCGAAAGCAGGGAGGCTTTTTTGTGTCTGCATATTGACAGCGAGCCTCTCTTTAATGGCAGCTACTACTACTACAGCGCAGCTTATCGCGATCCGCGACAAGATGCTTATCGCTATAAATAAACTAGCGGAGGACGGAATCACATCCTACAGCATAGGAGACCAGACTTTCTCCCTGGCTGACGTAGGCAGCTTAATCGACCAGGTCGAAAAGCTCGACAGACTGATCGCGCTTAAGGACCGAACCCTGGGAGCTAGAGGACAGAACAGAATATCGATCCGTAACTTTAATGGCTAACAAAACTAAAAAACCGAGCAGAGTATCCTTCGCGATAAAGCAATTCGTCCGAGCCTTTCAAGGCTATGACGCTGTCAGTAATACTCGATACAGAGCATCCAGGGGGAATACTCCCATCCGATCTGAGGAGGTCGAGCTTAATCAATACGATCGAGATCGACTGATCTCGACCTGTCTGGAGTTCCGTAGGAATAACCCTGTGGTCGCTTCTTTATCCAGGCTGCGTAAGGCAGACATCGTAGGCAGGGGAGTAATCCCGCAGCCTGCGACTGGAGACGACGAGACAGACTCTAGCATCCTGGAAGCCTGGAGCAAGTTCGCAGAGTCCCCAGAGGCGACGGGAACTATGGATATGCGCGAGATGCAGCAGCAGATGATCGACTCGCTGCTGTTCTACGGAGACTGCGGTCTGATCGTAGGTAAGGACCAGGTTCAATTTATTGACGGCTCCAGGATCGGAAACCCTGGCGGGTCCGTTACATCTAACGAGGAGTCGAGCTTTCAGAACGGAGTAGAGATCGATAGGATCGGAAAGCCTGTATCTTACTCTGTAGGTAATCGCGTATCTGGAACCCTAAGAGACATCCAGCTAATCCCAGCTCGAGACTTTATTCCATTCCTGCGCAGAGTCAGACCGACTCAGTATCGAGGCGTCCCAGAACTGGCTCCTGTTATTAACACTCTGCAGGACTGCGACGAATACGATCGAGTCGAAATGATGGCGGCTAAGGTAAGCGCGTCTCTAGCGGTCGCAGTAAAGCGAGAGAACTCTTACGAGTTCGAACTGCAGAATCGAATGGATGGCGGCGAGCAGGACGCTCTAGGTAATCTAGAGGAGTTCCAGCCTGGGCGTTTTCACTACCTAGAACCAGGAGAGGACATTAGCGTTATCGGAGCGAACGGGCGTCCGAACGTAGACGGGATCCAATGGGTAAGCTATCTCCTGCGTAAAGTAGGAAGCGCAGTAGGAATCCCGCTCGAGTTCCTGTTAATGGAGATCGGAGGAAGCTCCTTCTCTGCGAGCCAGGGGGTCGTCCTTCAATACCAGCAGACAGTCGAGAGCTATCAGTCGGATCTGATCCGAGTCATGAGTAGGCTCTATCGTCGCTGGTTATCTCAGCAAATCGCAGCAGGTAATATAAATGTCTCGGCTGCAGCTAATCCCTTCGCGGTCCGATGGCAGCGTCCAGCCTTTCGCTGGATCAATAAGTCTGCGCAAGTTAAAGCGGACATGGAATACTTCAGAGCGGGAGCCATGTCTCTCGATGACATCACTGCTCCCTTCGGATATACTGCGGAGGAGGTAATGACTCGGAAGGCACAGAACATCGTCCAGGCTAAGAAGATCGCTAAGGAGAATAACCTGGGATCCTGGTATGATCTAGTAAATTTCTACAATACAAGCGCGAGCGCGAACTTCTCAGAGCTTACCACGCAGGAGCAGTTTAAGTCACAGAGAGAAGGAGCAGAGGAGAGCGAGGTCGTCGTAGAGCCTCTCATAACTAAGATCGGAGTCGGAGGAGTCCAAGCCATAGGCGATCTCCTAAAGAGCCTAGGAGAAGGACTGATCGACGTAGAGCAGGTAGTTACTATGCTTACCTCGATCTTCGGATTATCAGAAGAGCAGGCGAGAAAAATAGCCAATGGATAAGAGCTATAACGACTATCCAGAGGCAGCGTCTAATAACGCGAAGCGAGCTTTAAAATATAAGGACGAGAATCCCGATAACAAATGCGGGACTCCCGTCGGATGGGCGAGAGCTAATCAATTAGCGAAGCGCGAGAAGATCAGCCGCGATACGATCGCTCGTATGGCGTCATTTAAGCGACATCAAAAGAGTAAGGACGTTCCTTACTCGGAAGGCTGCGGCGGTCTAATGTGGGACGCCTGGGGAGGCTCTGCTGGAGTTAACTGGGCGTCCTCAAAACTCAAACAAATTGACAAGGAGCAGAACAGTATGTCGAAACAATTTGCATTCGGAGCAGCAGCTCTTAGCGAGACTCAAGTAAACAAGGAGCGAGGGACTATGTCTTCAGTAGCTCTAATCTCTATCGGTCCAGCTCTAGGACACGGACTTTATATTGACGAAAAATCTCTCGAGATGATCGAGGACGAACTAGACGGAGTTCGCTTGCCTGCTTACATTACTCACCATGGAGCGATCTTCGAGGATCGACTGACTCGCGAGATCGGTATGTTCAATAACTTTCGCATCGAAGGCGATCGTCTCCTGGGAGACTTTCAGGCTTTCGAGTCCTTCATGGAGGACGAGTCTAAAAAATTCAATCGTCTATTCGAACTCGCGGAGAAGATGCCAGAACGATTCGGTCTCTCGATCGTGTTCTCTGCTAATGTTGCCTGGGCTACCGAAAGCGGAGACGTAGAAACTGAGGAGAGACCAGACGACGCTCTCTTCGACTATCCCTCTATTCGCGTAGAGGAGGTCTCGAGCGCAGACTTTGTAGATACTCCAGCCGCTAATGATCGCGGACTATTTTCTAAAATTGACACTAAACCCACCAATAAGATGACTAAAGCAGAACTCATAGAACTAAACAAAGACCTAGAGGAGAAGAATAAATCTCTCGCTCTAAGCGTAACTGAAGCCGAAGCTCTAGTAGAAGAGTTGCAAATCAGCTTTAAAGATAAAGCCTCTCTCGTAGAAGAAGAGATCGAAGACGCAGAGGAATCTGTAGAAGATGCAGAAGAATCTGTAGAAGATGCAGAAGAATCTGTAGAAGATGCAGAAGATGCAGAAGATGTAGTCGCAGAAGAATCCGAAGAGGAAGAGATGCGCGAAAGCAAAACTCTTCCAGATGTTCGTCCCATGGAGGAGCAGATCGAAGAACTCGAAAAAGACATCGCCTCTAAGCTCGAAGAGATCGAGGAATTAAAGTCGAAGCTCGAAGAAAAAGACGAAGATCTATCCGAGAAAGGCGAAGAGCTAGAAACAAAAGAGGAGGAGATGCAGACTAAACTTTCTGAGATGTCCTCTGAAATCGCAACACTTAAGAAACTTATCGAAGGCTCTGATCTGATCGACGCTCCTGCGGGAGACGAAGTCTACGAGCCTGGTAAATCTAGCCGAGCTAAAGTTATCTCCGAGTTCGCAAAAGAAAACAATATCTCAGAGTTCGCAGCGACTCTTCGCCTCGGCAAAGATCGTCCAGAAATCTTCAAGCTCTAATCACTAAATTATAATTATCATGTCAGCAACTACTGTTCAAAATAACTCCCGCACTTTCGTAGCAGGCGAAGCACTAGATGCCTATATGCTTGTCGATATTGAGTCTGATGGCTCAGTAACTAAAGCTTCGGAAACTAGCGTAGGCACTCAAATCGGATACACTATCGCTCCCACTGCTTCCGGCGAAGCAGCTGCAATCTCTCTCGTCGTTGGTGGTGGCACTAGCTACGCAATCGCAGACGGCGCAGTCGCTATCGGACAAGTCATTTACTCTGCGGCTGGAGGTAAAGTCTCCGCTACTGGAGTCGGTGCGCAACGAATCGGACTCGCTGTTTCTGCAGCAACTGCAGATGGCGACGTTATCGAAGTTATCGCATACCCTAACTAATCTAAACTAAAATCATTATGTCAGCAACTACTGTTCAAAATAACTCCCGCACTTTCGTAGCAGGTGAAGCACTCGATGCCTATCTGCTCGTAAAAGTCGAATCAGACGCAACCGTCATTAAAGCTACTGCATCTGCAAGCGAGCCTAAGGTCGGCTTCACTATCGCTCCTGCCGCTTCTGGCGAATCGGTTTCGGTCTCTCTCTCTCACGGAGGAGGCACAAGCTACGGCATCGCTTCTGAAGCACTAGCAATCGGCGACAAAGTCTTCGGCGATGCAGGCGGCAAGCTTGCAGCAGCAGGTGGCGCAGGCGATCTCGTAGGCATTACTCTAACAGCAGCAACTGCAGACGGCGATGTCGTCGAGGTAGCTACAATCTACTAATCAATTAAATATAATATATCATGAGCTTATATACTTCAGCTACATTCAATCCTGTCCTCTCAGAGGCACTTAACAAGATCGGCGAGAACAAATTCGTCGGAACTCAGATCCTTCCTGTTCGCGATGTCGCGACTAAGACAGGTCAGTATCCTGTATTCGGCGACGACCAGTTCGATCTTAACGCATCGGTAGCTCGCGCTGCTGGTTCTGCATTCGCTCGTCGCGACTTCGCTTACGGTCAGCAAGACTACTCCTGTCAGCAATACGCTCTGGAAGGTCTGCTCCCAGACGAAGACGTTACTAAAGCAAGCGACGACGGCGTATCCGATTCGGCAGCAGCTATCGCTCAGAAGCTTCAGCGCGATATCATGGTAGGTCACGAACTCCGCGTCGCAGCAGCTATCAATGGCGCAGCGTTTAACGCGACTGCTCAAACAGGCGGCGCGATGTCTGACGCAGACGCAGCTAAACCAATCAGCTCGATCCAGAACGCAGTTGAGCGTCTCAACGGAAACGGCTTCTATGATAGCCTCGCTCTTATCATCGAGACTTCTCTCTTCAACGAGATGATTAACACTGTAGACGTTCGCGGGATCTTTAACGGAAATGGTCAATACACCAATCGCCAGGTCATCCTCGACGCTCTCGGCGTTAATCAAATCATCCTCTGCCCTACTCGCTATAACAGCGCGGCTAAGGGTAAGGCAGCAGCTCGCACTAAGATCTGGTCCGACTCGACTTACTTCGTAGGTCAAGTAGGCGGCGGCGACTTCGCTAACGGCGGCTTCGGTCGGACTCTCGCTTACACTCCAGACGGAGGCGTATTCAGCGCAGAGTCTTATCGCGACGAGCCTATTAAGAGCGATGTCCTTCGCGTCTTCAATAGCGTAGACGAGGCGATCATCAATACGAACGCCTGCGAAAAGATCACAGCAGCGTAGTTTTTCTCCTACCCTAAACTTCGAAGCCTCTCCCTTAACCAGGAGAGGCTTTTTCGTGTTTACATGGAGGCTATTAGTAAATGAGCCTAACAGATTTGATATCAGATAATCTAAAGTTCGCGATTGCGCAGATAAACGTCTCGCTAACTTCTCTCCCTGGTAACGGAGAAACTTACTCTGCGAACAAGCAGGACGCAGAGTCGAGCTTCGACATCTACGAGGACGGACGCGAGGAGATGATCGACACTAAGTTCTACCTGGCTCGAGCAGATTACTCTATCCTCCCGTCAAAGGGAATGATCTTAACGGACGGGACTACTAACTACAAAGTAGTATCGGTCCACGACGACTGCGTCGGAGTCACTAGACGACTCGACTGCGCGTCTCAATATCAGAGATAATAAAAATGGGATACCTAGACTTAGAGACTAACTTCGAGGACGCTGCGAAGATCTTTCTAGAAACTGCGACAGGGCTCCCTGCTTCGAGCTTCTACGCTTCGCTAGATCAATCTACATTCGTTTCTCCTCGTCTTACTATACGAGCTGAAATAGGAGGAGCTGACGATCCTCCTACAGTCGTAGCAGGAGACGTTCTAGAATATACGCAGTATAATTTGACGCTCTCGATATCGATCGTATCAGACGCTGCGATAGACGGAACGCAGACGAATCACAGATCTTATCGAGAGTCGGTTCGCGCTGCGATGCTTTTAAACGCAGACAACTGGACGACCTTAGACGATGGAGTTCCTATCCTGCCATACTATCAGGTTAAATACATGAAGCCATCTGGGACGGACTTCGAGGTGGACGGAGACCTGGCAGTCTCGACTCTTACTTACGAGATGAAATTTACGATCAATCCAGATCAGTTCTAAAATTGACAGTCTCTGCTTTTTTGAACCTCAACTTTAAATTTAAACTTTAATTAACAAAATCATTATGGCTATTATTCAAGATGGAACCGAGCTTTTCGGTATTAACGACCCAGAGTTCGACGGGCTAATCGTCGAAAGCTTTTCTGTAACTACTCCAGCAAATCGAGTCGATCTCGATAACGGAGACGGCGAACCTCTCGGCTCGACTATCGTTCCTCAGCGTCAAGAAGTCTCTCTTACTGTGCAACTAGGAGACTCAGGAGCAGCTCCCGCTCTCGGAGACGTTATCGCTTATGGCTCTTACTCCGTTCGCTTAACAAGCGTAGATCTTACAGAGACACAGGCTGACTATCGTCGCTTCTCTCTTAGCGGATATGTCTCTATAAATTAATATAGAATGCACTTAAAGGCGGTCAGTTTAGATGATGCCGCCAGAGAGCGCATCGCAGACGCCGCAGCCTTTGAAAAGAGGCTGCGGCTCGAAGCTGTTATCGGAGTAGACCAGGAGGTCGCCTGCTTTAAGTTAAGGCAGATAACCGTAAGGGATCTGATCAATCTAGAGTTCTCAGAGAACAGGCTAGTCTCTGGAGAGATGCCAGGTCTAGACGATCTCCTGGCGTTCGTCTTCATGCTGTCCAGCGATCGATATTTCTTTAAGAAGAGATACGCCAGGAAGATAGGTAAGATCCTAAAGGATCATGAAACGGTAAGAGAGGAAATCATCTGCTACTTCCATGCAGCCTTTAATGATACGCCGTCATTCGGATCGTCGAACGCAGTAGAAAATGAGTTCGACAGCTCGGTATCTACCATGTCGCTCGTAGATAGCCTAGCATCTAATTATAGCTGGAGCCTGGACTCGGTATTAGATCTACCTCTATCGACGGCTCTACAGCTATTACAGCGCATTACACAGCGCAATCTAGGCGAGAAGTATTCTCTCCGCAATGGCATAACCCAGAAGGCGAAAGCCGCCGAACTGAAAAGACTAAACGAAGATGGCTAATTTCTCACTACTCGCTAAAATAGGAATCGACTCGAAAGCTCTACAGACTGGTCTCGCGAAGGCAGAAGGTAGGGTAGGAAAGTTTAAGGCTGCTGTCGCAGCGATCGGACCAGCTATCGCAGCGATCGGCTTCACTGCGATGGCTAGAAAAGCGATCGATCTAGGATCTAAAATTAGCGACCTCAGCGAGCAGCTACGAATAAATGCAGAGTCGCTCCAGGTTCTTATGGCGGTCGCTGCTAAGGCAGGCGTCGCACAGGGAACTCTAGAGAAAGCGTTAATGGCTATAACCATTCGGACGCAGGAGGCGATGGATGGTAATAAGCTATACGCTGATTCATTCGATCGCCTGGGGATAAATCTAGCAGAGTTCGCACAGCTCCCTACAGAGAAGAAACTAGAAGCGATAGCTAAAGCCTATAATGCTGCAGGGAAATCCCAGGAGGCGTTCGCTGACATCGCAGCAATTCTAGGAACTCGAGCTGGTCCTAAGATGCTCGAGGTCTTACGACGCATGAACGACGAGGGACTGCCTAGCTTGACGGAACAGATGAAAAAGGCTGGGCAGATAATGGATAACGACGTCATTAAGAAAATGGACGAAGCCGCAGACACGATCGGAATCTTCACGAATGGAATGACAGTAGCGACGGCTTATGTCCTTAGCTATGTTATTCCAACATTCGTTATCTTTAGAGAAACCTTCGGACACTTAGGAGACGCTATGGTCAGCCTATCTATAAAGCTAAGTTCGTTCCTTACACTCTTAGGATCGGGGTTAATGTCTACATTAGATCCTGCGATAAAGGCATTCGAGGCGTTCGGACTTTCTATAAAAGCAGCAGGACAAGCGGCTAGCGGAGACTTCTCTGGAGCTAAAAAATCTATCGAAGAGGCTAAGAACGCAGCAAAGTCTGCAGGTAAAGAACTGCTGAATATACCGAAGGAGATAAAGGCGGCTTATAAAACAGCAGACGCAGAGATGAAGTCGGTTAATCAGTTAATGGAGATAGACTCGAAGGAACGTAATAAGAAAATTAAGGACGGCTTCGCAGATCTATTCGGATATGCAGTAGACGAGAGTAAGAAGGCAGGAGAAGATATAGATGAAAACCTGGCGGGAGGAGACGGCGGCGATGATCCATCTGTATCTGGAAAGATTCTAAAAATGGAGGAAAAGATAAAAGCTCTAAAGCTAGAATCTATTCGCGCACAGGCAAGCGGAGACAAGGCAGCGCAGGAATCATTAGATCATAGAATTAAGATATCCGAGAAAGCGGTAAAATTAATGAAGGACTATAATCTTTCCCAGGAGGAAGCGATCGCTCTAGCGGAGAGACTAGCGGACGAGTCGGATCCAGACGAAGGGAAGAAAAAGAAGTTCGAGGAACTCGAGAAGAAGATTAACGAGATGAAGCTAAAAGCGATCCGCGCACAGGCGAACGGAGAAAAGGAAGCGCAGAAAGCGATGGAGCGCAGAGCTGAATTAGCCCAGAAGATCCTGGACCTAATGAAGCAGTATAACATCTCCCAGGAGGAAGCGACTCTCCTGGCTAATAAGACTGCAGCGGCAGAAGATAAAGCAGAAGATAGCGAAGCTAAGAGTTCTCTAACTGGAAAGGATCTGAAGAAGGCATCTAACATAGCAGGAAAAGGTAAGGGAGAAAATGGAGAGGACATACGATTCGATCGTCTAGCTGGAGGCGGCTTCCAGCAGTTCGTCGGAGGGAAGAAGGGACGCAAGTTCACAGAGGAAGAGATGCAGGCAGGTTTACAAAAGCAGATAGATAAGGATCCGACAGAAGCTCTGCTCGAAAAAATTAACCAAACCTTAGAGGGCAAATTTGTTTCTCAATAAGCTATGTCATTTGAACTTATAGACGATCTTCCTGGAGATAGGAGTCAGAGAATCGGACTCGACGATACTTCGAACTTCTTTATAAAGGACAGCAAGATTCCAGACTCATATGTCATAGTAGAGACCGCCGTTCAAAGTAAACAAGACTACGAACCTACAAATGCTGGAGTCGCTCATCCCACAAAAACAGACTATTTTTTATACGAGGAAACAGTAACGGATATCGGAGGAGGTCTATTTAAGATTCAGTCTAAGTATGCAATAGTCCCGAAGACTTGGTATGACTTCGAAGTTATCCAGCTCCCGTATTTAAAATTCTGGGGACTCTCAGTTATTGGCGGCGGCGGCATAAGTATCGGAACATCCTACTTGTGGGCGTATTTGAATGTTCAATCGACAGACGATCTCTTCTTCTTTAATACTGAAGGGTTCACAGACTCTAAAGAAAAATCTGGGACAATAAACGCAGCTTGCCGTATTAAATATGAGTATGAAATCATAGAGCTAGAACAGAAACAAAGCGGAGAGATTAATTTACCTTTCGAAGTTTCTGCGAACGCTCAATCATTCGGCGATGGCGAGTATAACTGCGGTTACTTTGGACAGGCGGAAAATCCCACAGAAAATGTAAATATCGACGAGGAAAAAATATTTACTTACTCGCCAACTGATCCGTCTCCAAAAGTTAGAATCGAGAGCGGAGTATATCTAGGAAATATTTATTACAGAAAGACATACGAACTAATCGGAGAGATTACTGTTTAGTCATGATCGAAAGAGTAAAAAAAGGGGAGTCTCCATCTCTGGTAGATACAGAGAAAGCGAATGAACTGATCGATGCTATTAATGCGATCATGAATTCAAAAGGAGCAGCAGGCATACAAGTCAGAGCAGATCAGTCTGGATCTCTTACTATCTTTCCATCTGGAGCAGATGGCATACAGCCTACGTATCACCCCTTTCAGATACTAGAAATAGGAGAAGAGTCTATCTCAATTAATACGGGAACAGTCAATAACGAGCTAGTCGTTCCAGTTGACGGCATCCCACATAACGCAGTCGATGATCTTCGCTACTTAGTAATAGACATAGATGCTAGTTCGACGGGGATTAATTCCGCAGAGTTTAAAGTCGAATCAGAAGCTCCAGATTCTTTTGAATTTAGAGAAAATGAAATACCTCCGAGGATGCAGATTCTAGTCGCTGTCATTAAAAAATTTGGCTGGACTCAAATTGTTAATCGAAACTTAAACGCCAATCTCTCTAGAGCTTATGAGAATCCAAAAGAGACTGTTCAGATCGGAGAATACGACGCAGACATTTTTTGGAGATGGTATGTAACATCTGCTTAAAATGGGTAGAAGATACGCTATATATTATACCGAAAACTCTTCTGGGTATAAGAAGCCAGCTAGTTTATATAACGGCGAAAGCTACACTCGAACCACTAACGGATCGAATAATACTGGCGGCGTAACTCAATTAACTGAAGCTGGGACAACTTACCAAGCTGGAGCAATCGAAGGAGTTTCTACTTACGACAGATCGACATCGAGATCCGATTCATATAATGGTTCAAACGGGGCAAGGTATAACAGTAATAATGAAGGTGCGACTCAAGCTTCTGGAGCAATAGGTGGCTCTGCTAGTTCTTCTAGCTCGAACGAAGGGAGAAACCCTAACAACGATACAAGCACGACGTATTCGACCTCATACGGTGGATCAAATAGCAGTTTTACTCAATCGGGCGAGCAAGTCTCCGCAGGGGCAAGAGTCGGAGACTACGAATCCAGAGGAGCGAATGCAGGAGAAACCTCATGGAATAGAACAGAATCGACATATAGTAGAAGCGGAAGCAATAAGGGGACAGGTGTGACTCAGACAGCTACTAAAAGAACTGTAAACTTCAGATCTTATAGTGATACGGACGGAGCTACTGTATATTTAAATTCTCAGTTTGGTGTAACGAGTCTAGAGGTCGCCAATAGTGTTGTCACTGCAGAAGCAGGAGGAACTGTTACTAATACTGCTGAAGCTGATAGTGATGGTAACGCTACATTTACAGTTATCGCAACTAATTCTTATTCTGCATCAGGCGGCAATATAGGAGGCTATACAATAAGAGTCACTGATCACATAGAGAACGCTGAGACGACTACGGACTTTATTGACGATAGAGTAATTGATTATACTGGATTCGTAACTGAAAGCTCGTCTAGCAGATCATACACGATACAGGTAAACCAAGGAGCTTCTACTAAACAAATCCAGACGCTAGGAAGGATAACTCTAAGCAAGTTCCAATCTACTACAGAGACTAGCAGCAGAATTCTAGGAACGTTCTTCGACGAGGAAATTACTCAGCGATATACTGCCATCGTCAGCACAGACAGTATCGAGCAGCTCAGAACTGCTACCGTGACAACGGAAGCAGCTACAGATTCTTGGGACGACTCAGCCTATCAGTGGCTCATAAACTCTACTCTATCAGCAGATGGTGGAGTCTACGGCTATCTTTCAAATAATAAAGAATCTATCGGGACGAGCGTAACGACATCGTCTTATTTATCTGAAGTGCAGGATTCATATTTCTACGAAGGACAAGACTGGATGCCCAAAAATGATCAATTTTACTCTACTAGAGGAACGGAAGATCCAGAATCATTTGACTCTACGAATACTTATTTAGGGGAAACTGGGGAGGCTCAAAGGACTGCACAAAGTGGGGTTACAGAAGAGTATTCTTTCATAGCTCGAGGCGGCGATACATCGTCCTATTATAAATCTCATGGTTTTCTAGACTCGACTATTGCTACTAACGATTCTCAAACATCGTCTGCAGAGATAACATGGGAAGAAACTTATGCGACGCAAGTAGCGAGCAGAGAAACTTTAACTACTACGAATAATATAGAAACTGGTCCGACTCAATCGATCGAAGATAACTTTGGAACTTCGACATCTAGTTATCTAAAAACTATAGGCTCATCTTCTGTCGTCAGCACTTATAGTCTATCTTCTCGGTTAGTTAATATAAAAAGCACAAGCACCAGAATAGTTCAGAGCAGAAACGAGGATAACATCTCATGGAGTTCTATCGATAACAGTCCGAAGCCTTATGCTTTCGACAGATTTATATTTAGATATAATAGCGTCTACCCGATCTCCTATAGTAGCATGGAGTTTAACGATCCTTTCTTCGGCGGCGAGATTGCTTTCTGTTCTGTTACTGACATAGATCGTCAGTCTCGGAAAAAGGCAGAGCCTCCTAAATTAAAATACACCGAATGGTATTTATCGACTACAGACGTATCAGACGGAGTTACAATTTACGCTAAGACTTCAAGTTCTGGAGAAAGCTTTTTCGTTCCGCAGGCTAGAAGCTCTCTATTAAATGACATGATTTATATGCCAAAGGATCAAGACTTCCAAGTAGTAGATCACTTTACTAATTCGATGTCTTTCTCGAGGAACAATACTCATACGCAAATCGTCGAAGCTACTTTTACTTGGACAACCGATGCAGATGACTTGACTAGATCTACTACATCAAACTTTTTAAGACTTTTCGAAGTTCAAGACGGACTTCAAACTGTAGAACAACCTAAAAGTTATCGAGACTTCGGAGGTGGTTTCTCGCGAGGAGGGACATTCTTCGGAGGAGACAACGCATACGCAGACGCTGGGACTTTAGAGATTCGAGGAGACGCTGAAGTTACTGTATTTGATAACGATGGAGGTAGCACTTTATATCAAAATAACTCGAGCGAGAACTTAGTAACAACTTCCACACTTCCTAGCAATCAGATGCTTTCTATTTCTGGTCAAAATCGTTTGATCCAAGAGCAGGCAACATACAAGAATAATTACCGACTTACTTCTCGCTCTTATTTGCCGCCGACTTATAATCCTTATAATACTTCTACTCCTAGCTACTACTCTAGTTATTACTATTACGGTCCGTATTACTAGCAGAGATTTGACAGAAGCGAATATCCTATCTTTATAGATAAAATGAAGATCGCCACTGTCATAGTCGCTACAAAGTCCTATCTCGATCCGCTCGAAGTCTGCCTGCGCAGAACTAGGACGGCTATCGATAACGAGATCTCAGAGTTCGAGCATAGGCTGATCGTTGTAACGGATAAGTCTAGTAAGACTCTAGTCGATAAAATGGCTGCAGACTTCGAAGATCGCGAGATCATAGCTATCGATATGGAGGAGAGCGGAGAACACTATAAGAAGGATAGACAGATACTTATCGCTTCTCTTCAGTCTACAGGATTCGACGCTGCTCGTCGCTGGGGTTGCGACTTCCTCTGGAGCGTCGAAGCGGATGTCCTCGTTCCTTATAACGCTCTATCAGTCTCTCTAGATATGTTACGCTTCGACAGAGGCTACTACGATGTCGCTTTCGTCACTTACCCTTCGCAGGGAGGAGGAAGCTTCCTAGGCGGCTACGGAAGCTATCGTCATCCGATCGCGGAGGACTATCTACCAGAGGAGAGGATTATCCCTGGGAAACTGCAGTTACTCCTGGACCGATGCGAGGAGAGACTTAAATCTAAGGACATCGACAGAGAGGCTATCGATAAGGAGCATAAAAGGATGGGTCGCATCCAGGAGAAAGTTAAGAAATGTCCACCGTCTGGCAACGTCTTTGAGCTTAACGCTAAGAAATGGCGGCGTCGAGGTTGGCTCGATAATAGTCACGTCGGAACGGGGAGAGGAGCTGTTATCGAGACTGACTGGACTGGTCTCGGCTGCACTCTAATGAGCAAGACAGCAGCGAATCTAGCGCACTTCGACGGATACGACGGAGGAGGAACGCAAGACCTCTATCTTAACTGGCATAAATGGCATCCAGAAGGACTCCGCTTCTGTTGTATTACGCATACAGTCTGCGATCACGTAGTAAGAGACGACAAGGCAGAAGGAGGACTCACTACTCTAAAGAGTTACCACGAACCAGAGGGAGAGACTAAAGGGCATCTGCGCTATCGCAGGGTTCCATTCCATAAATTTATATGAAAAGAATACTAATAACAGGCAGCGCAGGCTTCGTCGGATCTCATACGGCTAAATGGATCCTGGAGAATACAGAATGGGAAGTCGTCGGACTCGACTCCTTTAGACACATGGGAGACGCAGAGCGGATCTCTGCGGATCCTCGATACTCGATGATCTGTCACGATCTAAACGCTCCTATCTCGAATAGAACTGCGGCTCGTATCGGAGACATCGACTACATTATTAACTGCGCGTCTATCTCTCATGTAGATACATCGATCGAAGATCCCGTCTACGTGTGGGAATCAAACACTCGTCTAATCGGAAATATCCTGCAGTATGCTCGAGAGCTTCCTAGTCTAGAGAAGTTTATCCACTGCTCTACGGACGAAGTCTTCGGATCCGCTTACGGAGATCACTGCCACCATGAATGGGACGTTATCGCTCCTTCTAATCCATACGCAGCATCGAAGGCAGCGCAGGACGCTCTCTGCTTCGCTTACTGGAGAACCTACGGAACGCCGATCGCCATAACGCATTGTATGAATATGATCGGAACGATGCAGGACGCAGAGAAGTATCTTCCTAAGATCGTCTCCAGGGTCCATAAGGGGGAGACAGTTACTGTCCACGGTCAGCCAGATAAAGTAGGATCGAGGATGTATATCGACTGTAGGAATCTAGCGGACGCCTGGCTCTTCATGCTCCAGGAGATCGACTTCGCGACCTACGGGGAAGAAGATCGCATGACTAAATTTAACATCGCAGGAATCGAAGAGATAACGAACCTGGAACTAGCGCAGAGGATAGCAGATCGAATGGGGGAGGAGCTTAGATACGAGTTCGTAGACTTCCATAAGACTAGAGCAGGACACGATCTACGATACGCTCTAGACAGCAGCAAGATCTACGCTGCAGGATGGAAGCCTCCTATCGATCTCGAGCAGACATTCGACGAGGTTATCGATCACGTCCGAAAGAATGAAGCTTGGCAGGAGTGAACTTGACACTACCCTAATTAATATATGGGGCAATCAATATTTATAAACTTTGACTCCGAGACACTGACGTCCAGATGTCGAGGACTAGACGATCTTCGAACTAGAAAGTTCTCTCCCTTTGTTGCAGGCGACAGTATCGTCTT